AGCATTCCATGCTTCAACCACCCGTTGCACATCCCGTGTGCAACGAATGGTTTCTAACGAAACCATTGAAGAATCTTCTTCTAAATCTAATTCTTTATCTTCTTCTCTATCTATATCTTTATCTAGAGCGTTACCGGGCGTTACTGTAACGTTACTGTACTCGTTACATTGTGCAAGCTGTTTTTGCTTTTCTCTGTGTGCGGCTACTCGAAGACGGGTCTTTTCTTTTGCCGCTTCAAGCTTGTCTAAACTTTGGTGCTTCTCCCAATTTGGAATGGTGTATGCATTGTTTATAATGTTTACCATACCGAACGATTCAAACGTACTCAGTGCAAGCCGTACAGTGTTCAATGGTCTACGGAATATCGTTGCAAGCATTTCATCCGTGTATGCTATTTTGTCATTCAGCATGAATACGCCGCCGTTATTCTGCTTACCCGCCATGCACAGCAGTTTGAACCAGATAACAATAATTCCATCTCTTTCTGGCATTCCATCAATCAACGATATTTTTTCGTCATCGAATATATCCGTGCATATCTTAATCCATTTGACTTCGCTCAAAACATTCACTTCCAATCATGTGCGGTTTGAAATTTACTTGCACAGATACACATTCTGTCCAATCTCGGAAAACTTAAAAGAAATCCGCTGATTTCCGCTATGATGGACAGAAAACCATTTGTGCCGCTCATTGATATAAACCACCGTTCCAATGGTGTCGGCTCTGGTTTTTTCAATACTGCATTTGCAAGCTGCCAAAGCATCAAAGCGCACTCTTTGACCAACATGAATCATGTTTCCACCTCCCGAATCTGAATCAAGATATAATCTTCGTTGTGAAAGTAATGGCACACACCTTTCACCCATTTCCGGTTGTCATCGTTTATCAATCGACCTTTCATGGCATCGACAATCATTTTTCCCATAATGGCGTGGTTGTCGATATCCAAACGGTCATTCCAGAGAAAAGAGATTTCAACAGGCTTTTCAAATGGTCTTCGCCTTACTTCCTGTTTATTCATTGCGGAACGGGTCAGTAAATGCCAATACTCTGCATCTTGTTTACGGATTGACCAATGTTTCCCGGCGTAATATGCGTTCATGCCGTATTCCTTCGACCATCGTTTTTGTTCCGCTTTGCTCTTTGGGTAATAGATTCGGAAACTTTCACTTGCCATTCTTGCCACCGCCGTTCAAGTAATCTTCAAATCTTTCACACTTGGCAAAAATGAATCTATTATTTACCCATCTAGCCATCTTTTTCAGAATGTGACCTCTTGGAATATGTTCTTTGTCATACAACATGACATAAGCCCAATAACCCATTTTCCGCAGTGTATAGATTCGTTCCAAATCCTGTTCAATCGTGGTGTCATAGTTGCAAAGGACATACACAACGAGATTCCGTTCATTGATGTTGGTTATTTCCTTGAACATCTTGAATTTTGGGAGGATCGTGTCTTTGTCTTCGTATCTATCCCATGCAAAATGCCATTGCTTGATTTTGACTTGCTTTAGCATTTCAGCCTTTTCTTTAGTCATCAAGCGGATATCAAGACCTTGGTTTATATCCACCCATGCTTTACTGTCAATTAGCTGCTGAATAAGGTTTTTCCATTCCCGGCAAGCAAGGATATTTGGGTCACACAGAACAATGTTTTTCTGTCCGTTCCAGAACTCGGAAAGGTCTGCAACCTTGCGTGATGCTCTGCCCTCTTTCGCTTCCACATGGCAGAAATGGCAACCCCGTGGGCATCCTCTGGACAAAAAGCCGTAAGCGGTGTCCGTAATGCCATACAAAGAATAATCCGGGCAAATGTGTTCAATTTCGGGTGGTAGGTCAATATCTTTGCTTTTGTCGTAAACCTCTTTCCCGTCCACCAATTCAATGCAGTACCCGGAACCACCATATACAACCTCATCGGCATCAATGTGATATTGAAAATCCGGGGAAAAGCTAAACACCTTTGACACATAAACCTTGTCCATGTGTTCTGAAAACATTGGGTCATACCATTCAACCGTATCCCCTTGCGCTTTGTGCCATGCTGAGATTTTCATTAGCGGAATGTTCGGGAAATTGTGTCCGTCAACATCAATCAAACCTATTTTCAATTTGTTCACCGCCTATTTTGTTTCCCCTTCCCGACCGAAACCGGGAAGGGGTCTTTTGTTGTTAGAAGGGCAGCTGTGCATCATCATCGTTCAGCGTGGCAAAGCCGCCAGTGTTGCCGCTATTGGTCGCAAAACTGTCATAGGCTTCACCATAGCCGCCGCTATAATTGCCGCTGTAGCTGTCACCGTAGCCGCCAGATGTGTTTTTCTTCAAGGGCTTATCCTTGGGGGTTCTGAAATCACCGCTTCTTACACTGTCAACGGAGATCGCCCGGAACGGACGGACAGCCCAACCCGTTTTTCCATCGTATTCCCATTCTTCGTTGCGGAACAGAATGCCCACCATGCGACCAACAAGGGTCTGTTCGTTCCAGTTCCAGACATAGCCGGGATTGGATTTTTCAAAGGCGGTACACATGCCCTTGAATGTGCTTTTCGTCCATTCGTCATTCTCACTGCCGTCATCCTTGGGCAACCAGACACGCAGAACGCCCTTGAACTTCTTGTTTGCCATGGTGTTGGTAGCGTACTCACGCTTGTAAAAGTCGGTGTATTCACCTTCGGCAATGTCAAACTGAATGGCAAGCTGTGCGCTCGTTGCATCGTAGGCATCAATGCGAACGCTCTTGACCTTGCACACATACGCACCAAGGGGCAGTTTTTCCCGGTCGGTAAATTCCTTAACGCTTTCCCAATTGTTCGGCTTTCTAATCATATTTATTCTCCTTCATTGTTGTTATTTGTAGACATTCCGTAATATTCCCGGATTGTCTGATTTACGAATTTTAGGTCGTTATCGATAACCCTATCGAACATTTCCATGGGTGTTTTCGCCGTTGTCAGTCCATCGCTCTGGGTAACAAAATTGTGGTTCGTTCCATCGGTCACGCAATGCAGAACGATTGCAAACAGTCCTTCAAGGGTCAATTGGCTGTCCAACATCTTGCCTAGTGTTTTTGCCTTGATTTTGTTTGTGTTGCTGTCTGTTTCTGTATGGTGGAGAAAGTAAACGATCACATCCGGTGCAGTTTCATGAATAACGAATTGCACCAGATTGTAAAAGTGCAACGCCATGTCAGTGAATTTGCTGTATCCGGTTTCCTTTGCTTTTGCAAAAGATTCAAAGCACATCAAAAATTGACTATCGTCTATGACAAAGGTCTTTTTCTGACTGGCTTTAATGCTATCCATGATTACGCCATAATGTGCAGTTGCTTTAGTAGGTAACCGCTTGCGGAATGGCATAGGCTTAGCTGCCACATTGAATACGCTGACTTCTTCGGGTTCAAAGTTGCGTAAACTGGCACTTTTGCCGCTTCCGCTTTCACCCATGATTAAAACCGGGATTCCGATAAGTCATCATTCCTTTCTGTATTTTCGAAGATTAAAGGGCAGTCATAACCGATTGTCCTTGTATCCACTAAATATTCGCCGGTTCTGCGGCATTGCTTTCTTGCGTAAGTTTCCAACAACGGGCAGTAATCACAACAGATTTTGTTTTCCGGGAAGAATACTTCCACCATCGCTTTGGTGTAATACTTCACACCGCTTCGGAATCCGTTCATTCTTCAGCCACCGCCGCTTCATTTTCTTCCTGTTCCTCGCAGTAAAGTGCAAGTTTTTCGTCATTGATAAGGATGCTCAGAATTGCAAGCTTGTTTTCCGGTGCAATCGTTGCCGTGCTGATAACGGCAATCTGTGCAAGCTTGTACGCATCGCTTTTTTTCATTGTTTAACCCTCCCTAAAACATTCATCAACGAACCATGCGTTTTTTGTTTTCACGCATTCATCGCAACCAAAAATTTCATCATCTTCGTTGAAATAGATTTCATCGCATTCAGCCCCGCAAACCGGACATTGTGGATAAGTCGGTTCGCCGTGTGGATAACCCGTGCGTAACGTGTTTTCAATTAACGGATGGTCTTTCATTGCTTGCCACCAACGTTCCACGCTCTGCCAACGGTAAAGAACACCATGCCGACACACACAAGCAGTGCGTACCATGCTGTTGTTTCTTCCAATCTGCCGGTCTGTTGCCACCAAAAGAGGATCGCGGAAAGCACCGCATACATTCCCATATCTTTAGCGGAATGCTTCAGCTTGTCCATGTAATTGGGTGTGGGCTTTACGGGTTCCCACTGTGCGTTAACGGGCTTTTCTTTTTCGGGCATAACTTTTGTCGGGTTGCTTTCCTTCGTAGGAATGCGCTTTGCTGTGGGCTTGCCAGAGCCGCCCAAAGTAATGTGAACGGTGTCTGGATGCATAGGCTTATCACTGCCATGTAACATCTCAACAAGTTCTTTATCCTCTTTGTTCATTTCAGTCATCGTATTTAACTCCTTTCGGAATAGTCCGGGTTTTGTTATCGAAGTGCTTATGTACTAGCACCATTTCTGTGGGTGTATCACGTTCAACCATCCAGTTATCTGGATTCAGCCGCTTTGACTTGATTAATTTTCGCTGTTCCCGTGTGGGTTTTCGTAATTGCTTCATTTACATTCTCCCGCCCATTGTTCTGCCATTGCTTTTGCGATACCGGGGAACGTTTTGCTTCTGGTTTTTGAATCCCGGAAAACTGTGCCTTTGTTTTTGCGTGGGTTGCCGTTGCTGTCCTTACTGCCACCACTTACCCATGAAAGTTCCGGTTCAACAATATCTGTTGGGATCAGATTCGGAAGCCCCTTTAACCATAGACATGTCCTTTTGCTGAACGGATGCCCGTACTCATAAGGCTGTATGATTTGGGTGTACTTTGGCATCCGGTACACACCAGAGGGAACCGGGTTTTCTATCGCAATTTTCGGAATGTCCGCATTATAGAAAGCCATGAAAAATTCCTTTGCATCTAATCCGTCATTCAGTCGGGACAATTTCACATAAGATTGTCCGTCAATCCGCTTGTACAATCTCGCAGCACCGCAATTTGATAGATAAGTACAAGGGGGATGTGCAATAAGCATGTCCCACTTTGTGTGTATGTGGGTAACGCCGTCCATGGTGGTAAAACTCTTGCAGTCCGTGGAAATCAGTTTCAGTGCATCGCCATGTACGTGCCACTCTGGATGACCACCGGAACACTCTTGTAAATCAGCAGAAAAGCATTCATGTCCTAATTTCCGCATTTCGATTGTTACCGCTTGCGATTCCTCGCAAGCTACCAAAATTCTCATACTTCCACCCCTTCGCAAATATCCACGATGTGTTCGCACAACATCACAGGAATCCTTGCTTTCTCAATTGCGTTCTTTAATGCTTGCGTTCCAGATTTGGAACCTCTGGGAGCCGCATCATGACACGGCATTCCCCTCTTGCAAGCCGGTTTGAATTTCGGGTCTGGGTGATTCGTCCAAATATCCGTTGGCTTTTGTCTGCGTTCGCCATACTGGCAATATGTGACCGTGTACCGGGGCAGCTCTTGCATGAAATCCATCTTTCTTAAACCGCCCACAGGATTTTCGATGAAATAGAACTTGGGTTCCAGTTCCTTGATAAGCTGAACAACATGAGCATTTACCATGTCGCAGAACGTTGCATATTGGGTAACCGGGGTTAGGTTGCCGTTTGCTTCCTTTCTTCTGTGCTTACTGATTGCGGCAACGCTGTAAGTGGTGCAATCCGGGCTTGCCCAAATAACATCTGGCTTTCCGAATTTTTCAATAATGTCAGTTGCTGTAACCGTCATGATGTCTGCATACAAGTCAATGTTTTCAAACCGCTTGTCCCATTCAATCGAAAACACTTCATGCCCCGCCGCTTCAAACGCCTTGCCGATGCTTCTGGTACCGGCAAACAATTCAAGAACTTTCATTAATCGCTCCTTGTGTTTCTTGTTTCTTTTCAAAGCGCAATGTGACATTGCATTCGTGCTTATCAGAAAGGATTTCAGACAGAATCTTTTCGATTTTTGTTTTCAAGTCCATATGTACTTTCCTTTCTCGTTCATCAAGTCGTTACGTTTTCGTAACTCTTAGCGCAAAAAAAATACAAGTGGGCTTCATTCAGAGGAATTTCAAGCAATTCGCAAGCTTTCATCACTTCCGGGAATGTCCATTCGCTTTTGTTGTTCAGTTTTGCGCTTAGTAACGCTTCACGCCATCCCATAGCGGCGGCAAAGGCACTTTGAGAACCGAACTTCTCAACAATGCGACCTC